TTATATGTTTTCAGGTGTACCAAACAGCGCTGAAAAAGCATGATCAGGACGAGGTTGTTTCATAAAGCTTTCACCCACCAAGAATGAGTGAATATCATGTTCCTGCATCATTTGAACATCATGTGGTGTTGCAATACCACTTTCTGTAACCAATAAGCGCGTAGGTTCGAGTTGTTTTTTCAAACGCAGAGAGGTATTTAAATCGACATCAAAGGTTTTTAAATTACGGTTGTTTACCCCTAATATACAACGATCTGAAAGTTTTAATGCGCGCTCAAGTTCAGCTTCATCATGGACTTCAACTAAAACATCAAGATTGTGTTCAAATGCCGTTTTTGACATTTCTTCAAGTTGCTGATCAGACAAGCAAGCCACAATTAACAAGATGCAATCTGCATGTAGGGCACGCGCTTCAATCACGCCATATGGATCAATTAAAAAATCTTTACGAAGGGCGGGTAAATTACAGTGATTTCGTGCAATTTGAATATTTTCATCAGCGCCCTGAAAGAATTCAACATCTGTTAAAACGGACAAACACGCAGCGCCTGCTTGTTCATATTGTTGAGCGATTTCGGCAGGATCAAAATTTTCACGAATAATGCCTTTTGATGGCGAAGCTTTCTTAATTTCTGCAATCACACCTGGGCGTTTACTATGTAACGCTTGTGCAAAATGCCGAACAGGGCTTGCTGCATGAGCAAGCTCCTCAACATCCTTTAAACTACGTTGTTTTAAACGAGTAGTAAATTCTTCATGTTTACGATCAACAATTTTACCTAAAATCGTATTGGCAATATCTAGCATGGTCAAATCCTTCTATCCTTAAGCTTCATATTCTTTAAGCGTTTTGGTAAATTCAGACAAAATGCTCATTTTTTCCAAAGCTTGTCCACCGTAGATAATATCATGTGCTAAAGCGACGCCCTGTTTATAGGTATTGGTTAAACCTGAAACGTAGATGCCTGCACCAGCATTTAAAGCAATCATACTTGCTGCTTTTTCACCTTTTGCTGATTTTTTCTTGCCCAGCGCATCTTTTATTAATGCAAGGCTTTCAGCTGAACTTTCGACTGAAAGCCCTGTTAAGGTTTGCGATTCAATATCGACTTCTTCTGGTTGAATTGTCCACTCTGTCACTTCACCATTTTTCAACTCAGCCACATAGGTTGAGGAAGCTAGACTGATTTCATCTAGACCATCTTTAGAATGGACCACCATCGCATGTTCAGCGCCTAGTTGCTTGAGCACTTCAGCCAAAGGACGGCATAGTTCTGTCGAAAAGACACCAATTACATAGCGTTTTACCCCAGCCGGATTCGTAAGCGGGCCGAGGAGGTTGAAAATACTGCGGAAACCGAGTTCTTTACGAGGACCCGCTGCATATTTCATTGCTTTGTGATGATTAGGGGCAAATAAAAAACCAACCCCCATTTCTCGAATACAACGTTCAGTTTGTTGCATATTCAAATCAAGATTGATGCCTGCTTGTTCCAAAAGATCAGATGAACCAGACTTTGATGACACACCTCGATTGCCATGTTTTGCTATCGTTGCACCAGCAGCAGCAATGACGAATGAGGATGCTGTCGATACATTAAATAGATTTTGTCCGTCACCACCTGTACCCACAATATCGACTAAATGAGGAATGTCACTGACTTCAAGCTTAATCGCAAACTCACGCATGACACGCGCGGCAGCCGTAATCTCGTCAATACTTTCACCCTTTAAACGTAAACCCATCATGAGTGCGCCTATTTGGGCATCAGTCGCTTCACCTTGCATAATGGTGCGCATCACTTCTTCCATTTGTGGTTGAGTGAGTTCAATATTTTTGGTGATATTATTTAAAGCTTGTTGAATATTCATGATTTGCTACTACACTCATTTCGCATAAATTTCTAAAAAGTTTTTAAAGATTTGATGACCATGCTGGCTCAGAATTGATTCAGGATGGAACTGCACACCTTCTATAGGTAGTGTCTTATGTTTTACACCCATAATTTCTTCCATTGAGCCATCTGTTTCATTGGTCCAGCAGGTAACTTCAAGGCATTCAGGAACTGTGGCTTGATCAATCACGAGGGAGTGATAGCGTGTCGCTGAAAAAGGTGAAGGTAAATTGCTGAAAATCCCTTGATCGCTGTGATACATGTCAGATAAGCGACCATGCATTACGGTTTTGGCACGAGTAATATCGCCACCAAAAGCTTGACCAATCGCTTGGTGCCCTAAACAAACGCCAAGTGTAGGAATTTTTCCAGCAAAATGTTGAATTGCTGGAATAGAAATCCCTGCCTCAGTTGGAGAGCAAGGACCAGGACCAATGACCAGATACTTTGGTTGCCATCGTTCAATATCCTCTAAAGTCACGGCATCATTGCGAACAACTTTTACGTCTTGGTTTAACTCGCCAAAGTACTGGACAATGTTATACGTAAAGCTATCGTAATTATCGATCATTAGAAGCATATCAAACTTAACCTTTTGAATTTAAAAACTAATTTTAAATTGATGCCATATCGTACTCAATTCTGTACTCAATGTGCTTAAAGTAACCTATTTAAAAGGGTATAAAAAAGCCACCTTAATTGGTGGCTATATTAGCACTGTTTGTCGTATCTTTTACAATGGTTTGAACATAACTCAGGAACCAATAACTTTTACGACCATCTTTAAAAGGACGGGTAATAAAACCCTCTCTAATTTTACGATCCAAAGTCTCTGGTTCAATGTTCAGCATGTGAGCAAATTCAGCCCGTCCAATTCTACGCTCTTCTTTTTGATTTACTAGCTGCTCAACAAGTTTAGTTAAATGTTGAATTGATTCAGATTCAATTTTTAATGCACCCATCAACCTTCACCTCGCATTTTTTTAAGCTCTTTAATCACGTTTGAGGTTGCATGCTTTAATGCTTTCTCTGCGTCCGAAGTGCTTAAATTGTTTATATACAAACCCATTGCCAACCACATTGAACAGAAGGTGAACTCTTTTACTGATTCACGACCATCTTTTTCTAAGACTGCGACAATTGGTGACACAGCCTGTAAAAATACATTTTGAGCAATCACACTTGGTGTTGTGCTGATATCAATGTCTTGAATTTTGATCTGTTTTTCCATCACGCCACCTCATTAAAAGGGTCATATTTTTTAAATTCTTCAAACAGTTTGATGGCAGGTTTATTCATGCGACCGTTTGAAAAAATCATTACATTTCTTGGGAAATAGTTATTAGCTACAGAACAATAAAACGAAATCCCTTCAATTCCTGAAACACCTCTATACCCAATTTTTGTGAGCCAAATTAAAAAGGCTTCACTCATTAATGGATGAACTTTTATTCTTTTTTTCATTTCTGCTCTTCCCATGGAAATTCATTATTCAAAGTCAATTCCGTACGTCTTTGATTCGCATAACTGAATAAACGCTCATGTATAGCCGGGTCGCACTGGATTATTTCCTCTTCAAGCTTTGCAAGATCAACCAATGTCTTTGATTCTTGAATGCGAACCATCAAAGATGATTGTGATTTTTCAGGTGGGTTGAATTCAGCTAAACGTTTATGGATGGCGCTCATAACTGGCTTACGCTCTTCCTCGGTCCAGTGAACCGTGTATTTATAGAGAGCATTAGCTTCTGTTGGAGTTTTGACGATTTTTAAACGTTCCATCAACTCATCAACTACTGATTGATATGGATGTAATGCAGGTGAGTTATCTTCTGAAGTAATTGGATCTTCAGAGAGGGATATATTTTCTTGAGACTCAATAGCTTTTGGTTGATTAAACTCAGCTATTTTTCTCTCCTTAGCCATCGTAATTTCAAGCTTTTGTTCAGCTGAAAAACCCACTTTATCAACATTAAATAAAGTAGTTTCAATCTCAGCCAAAGTTGTGCAGGCACGCAAGCCATCTAAGTAGAGCTGTAATTCTGATTCTATTGATATAACTGGCTTTTTCTCAACTACTTGTGAAGATTCTTGCTCAACAGATTTCTTTGTATTTCTTGCTTTTTTGGGCTTTTCACTGAAACCGTCTTTAACTTCAATTTCCGTAATAATATAGCCAAAAGTTTTACCAAATGCCTGCAGCTGTAATTTCGCATTTTCCTCGTCCAACTGAGCAAATCCATTTGCTACACTCAAACATATATCACCATGCTCAGGATCGTATTTTGTACGTAAGATACAAGTTGGCATAACAATAAAAATTTCTTGCCCAGACTCTAAATCATGCGGTTGAACAGGCTTTGTAAATTTAATATCTGCCAATGTAAAAGTTTCACGTTTGATACAGAACTCATGATCATTTGTAAAAAATACAGTAGCAGGGAATTGATTTAACTCATCAAAATCAAGCAATCCACCGATATGACGACATAAAACAGTTTTGCCAGATTGCAAAGCAGAAATTGCCTCAACACCATTAAAAGTATGCATTATTTTTGTCCTTTTAAAGCTTTAGTTAGGTATGGATCTAAATCGGGTTGTTTGAGAAGCCAAGCAATATATGAATCAGGAAGCTCATCAATTAGCTCACCTCTATGTTTACCAAAGTTAATGCGCTTGGGAATTCGGGCAATTTCAGACATTTGATAAAGTGAATTCATATCTTTAATTGCAAGCTTTTCGACAATTACTTGTAGAATCACGCCAGTGAAATAAATATCCCATCGCGCGTTATGTGCATTTCTCAAATGCTTACGAGCAGTTTCTAAATTTCCGCTCATCACGTGGTAATACAAAGCTGTAAGGTTATGAGTTTCTAATTCATCCCAAACCATACGCGCCAAAGCTAATGTGCAAATGCCTTTTACATTGATTGAAGAATCACACAATTTGATTGCTTGAATGTCGTAATCAATATTGTGGCCAATCAAATAAACAGTATTTTCAGGTAAGCGGAAAACCTCATAACTCGGCTTGTCCGCTATATCAGACTCAAGAATATGATGAGTTGCTAATGAACCAAGTTCGATAGGCTCAGGGCAAGAAAAATATTCATCAAAAGCTGATTTTTGATGAATTTCAAAAACTCCCTGCTCAAATGAGCAGGGTACATGAGCAATTTCAATTGGATAACCGTTTAAGCTGTTGGTTTCAGTGTCTAAAATCAATGCAATCATGCCGTAACACCTTTTTTAGCCAATTCATCTATTTCAGCTTTAACAGCATCAAGTTTGTTTGCCTCAATTTGCGTAAGTGCGTCAATTCCTAGATATTCACAAACTGTTTTAACATCAAGACCTCTTTCATCAATGAAAGCTTGCAAATCATCTCTTTGCTGATCACTAATCCCTTTAAAATCAGGCGGGTTATACCAACGCTTTGTATTTTCTTTATCAAAAGTGCATTTGAGTTCACGACCACGAATTTGAACTGCATGCCACATTTGAGTTTTGTATTTATGATCTGAATCTATCGACTCGGTTAATTGATTTAAGTCACCTGAATGATTAGCTTCTGTGCAACACTGTTGGAAATTCTCCAACTCACCAATTGCTTTTACTTCTGCTTGCTGTTCAGGTGTCATTGAGTTGATATAGTCTTTCGCTTCTTTAATTAATGAAGCTAGGAATAATCCATTAAATTCAAGATCTGGAACAAATACTTGCCCTGAGTTCTCAGTCATTCCATTTGGTTTTTGAGTTTTAACCCCAAGATAACCTGAATTTTTTGCATGATGTGTAGGGCTTGGATTGAAGTAAATAATTCGATCCATTTTACCTTCTGCATCTGTTGTGGCATGCATATAACCCATCATGTCAGCCATGCGGTAAAGCATGTTTCTGTTTTTACCACCTAAATCAGGTCGGAAAACCTTCAGTTTTTCCTTGCCTGATTCTTCTTCTGTAGCATGTGCAATAAACACAACATCTTTACCAAAGGAGATCCATTTATTTACGGTTTGCATAAATAAATTATTAGCCAAACCTTGAGCTTTTAGAGTCAGATTTCCGTCTCGTTGCAAGTTCTCCTTGTTATTACTTAAATGAGTTTTTATGCAGTCGAGCATTGCACCAACAGTGTCACAAATAATTGTATTAAAAGGAGCTAAATCCTTTTCATCCATAAAAGAGACATCAGACCACTGAGGAACAGGAACAATCGCACCTCTGCGTAATTTGGCATTTACACGGTGCTGACCTTTATCGAAATCAAACACAACAGGTTTATCAGCCGTATGAGCTATAGAGCTCTTACCTAAACCAGGATCTGTATATAAGTAAAAAATAATCGAAGAAACTGTTAAAGGTTGGTCTGGGAAAATAATATTTAGAGCCATGATGTAACCCCTTAATTATATTTCGTATTGTTGTAAGCAATACGTTGATTAGCGGAATACGGTGTGCGCTTAAAGCAAGGTTGGTTAAACAATTCTGCTTTAGCTTTACGCTTTTGGAATTTGCGTTCACGTTCGAAATTTTCACGAATCCAAGGTTTCGTTGCGTGGGTTTCTTCTGAAACTAAAATCAAAACACCTGATCTATTCACCCAGTAAACATCAGATCCTTTTTGCACATAGATCGATTGACCAAGACGCATACGGAATAAACCGTTTTCATCACCTTGAAATTCTGAGAAATTTTGAGTAGAAGTTTTCATTGAACTGCCTCCACCAATCGATTACGTTCGATATAACCAACAATCATCTGATTGATATTTCTGTGATCGTTGTAATCGGTGAAATCATTCCAATCTTTACCGTTTACATCAGTAATTTGTTCAACAGCCAAATTTGTAATATCAATAGCTGTAAATTCGGAACCAGGTACGCCGTAACTATCAGGATGTGTTTCAAAATCAAAGCTTACTAAAACAAGGAAGCTATCAAGTTTGATAACCGCTTTGCCTGAAGTTTCAGAGGTAAGTTTTAGAGCACTAACGCTATAAGCTGATGGCGTTACATTAGGAGCAGTGATAGGTGGCTTGTATTCAGTCGCTTTCTGGTCGTACGTAAGACCAACAGCACCAACAGTGACTAAACCACTTATTGCAGCGACTTTGAAAAATCCCATAGGCTGTACACGATGTGTAACAATGGGATTGATTGAATTTGGTTTTGTGTTCATAATTCACCTGTTGTATTGAAAAAGCGCATTTGATTTCGAGGTCGGTGCGCTTTTTTATTAGCTGATGTTAGTATATTCGTATAACCGAACAAATATGTCAATAATAAATTCGGTTTTGTTCGGTTTATTTTGTGCTGTTACCCGAACTTATGCTTTAATAGACAAAAGAAAACCCACACAGGGTGGGTTAGATGGAGTTTCATCATGTTAGATCACAATGAAAAACTAAAGCTTGTTATTGAATTCATTCAGTCAGGCATAAAAGATGCTGAAGATATCATTCATAGTATTCAAAAAATTGAAAAGGAGCTATTTGCAAAAAATTAAATTAAAGTATGTCTTTTACATCTACTCCAGACCAACTGGCAACTCTATGGCATTGATTGTATAGCTTTAAATAATACTCGCGTGGGTTGGGTTTTCGGTAATTTTCATCGCCAGTTTTACTTTCTGCGTACGCGATTTTTTCCATCAGTTCCAGAGCAACACGCTCAACTGAGTTGTCTTTAATTTCAATTGGACGACTAACTGTAATACTATCACTCATTTTATTCTCCACCCGATCATTCTAAGGACTGCGTCGGGTTCGCAGTTTTGAAAAATATTTGCTAAATTATGATATATGATTTATATTTAAATCATGGACCGGGGATTCCCAGTCGGCAAAAGGCTCTAATAATGTTTTAGGGCCTTTTGTTTTTTAGTTATGGAAATATTTTTAAGCCATATCTCATATAGCCATCCCCAGCACCATCTCTTCCCTTAGAGCTATACAATTTAAATTTTAAGACTTCAAATGCTCGATTATTTTGTTCAGGCTTAAGTACGTGATTGCCGATGGGTCTTGCAACCAAATCAGCGATCTGAAGCCCCGTTGAATTTACTTTCTTTGAAGCCATTTTGATCTCAAATGGAAGGCATATTTTTGAGAAGTTTTTACCATCACATACACGCCTAAACTCCAGTTCAAGATCTTTGTCTTCTTGTAGTCCTCGCTGCTCAAATATAATGTGTGTTTTCTTGTTATGTTGATTTTTTTCTTGTAAAAATCGATAGATTCTCTCTAAGCCGAACTCTAGAGCAATAAAATATGGATTTTTTGGTGTTGAGTATTTCGCAATAAGCAAATCTTTTCGTACAACACACGAAATTAAAATGAAATTTGAATCCCTCATAAGGGTTGTAAGGTCAGTTAACAAAGACTCTTTTTGCTCCTTGGACGCATAATTTTTGAAGTCCCCGGTGCCTTTAAGAATTTCTCTTTCATGCATAACAATAATATCGTGACCGAAATGCTTAAATTTTAGCTGCTCTAAGTCTCGAATCACTTTTTCTGTATAGTGTCGTTTATGGAAGATACAAAACGCCAAAACAAATACAGGGTATTTTGAATTAACACCATTTAGTGTTGGATCACCGCTCTCATCTACATAAATAATATAATCACTAAATTCCACAAAATATCCCTTTTTCACTTTATGATTTAAGCTGGTTCGCAGTTTTTTAATCTTCAAGCCAGTCACTTACATCAATGGAGTTGGCTATCGCCCAATCTTTGGTGATACCAAAAACAAGAATAGATTCATTGGCACCAATCTCATTTACTAAGTAATTTCTTATATTTGTTGAGGAAACATTACCCTCAACAATCCAAATATAAGGACCGACCTGTATATGTTTTTTAAAGTTTTTTACGTAGTAATTAATCTCATCAAGGTTATTGGTATTTGCTGCGTTGTAAATAATTATGTGTTTCATAATTTATCTCACCCTTTATCTTTTAATTACTTAGAAATTGAAATCAATCTTCTTTACCTGTTAAAGGGCCATCTAAACCGTTCTCAGAACACATTCTGATTACCTTATTTAGAGTGTATGAAACTGTAGGACTACTAATATTTAATTCCTCTTTAAGTTCTTTGAGTTCATGATTACTAAGGAGCAAGCTCTCATTTTTATCAATAGCATTTAATATTTTCTCTTTAATTTTGCTCATATGCCTTATCTAATTAATTAACAAAGGAATCCAAAGTAAAATGACTATTAAAAGCATAATTATTAATTCTATAAATTTCATTTTTTTCCCATATGACTGTCAATTTTCACACTGGATTTATTGAACTATCAAGGAGCTAATTTAGTGGATGTAATTTACAATTCTTTATACTTCTCCAAAAACTCATCAATCCAACCTTGTGCAGCATCGATATTGGTTATGTCTGCAAGCTTTAGATTGGTTTCCTCAGCCTCATTAAACCCCTCAATAATGGCTTCAAAAATATTTGCTTCAGCAATCACTTCTCGCGCCATCTCACCAGCATCATAGCTAAGTCTGGCTTTTTTTAGCTTAGCTATTTGCTTCTCAATACCTTCGCCCATTTTAGCTAAAGCCAATTTAAACTCTTGGCGATTAATTGTTAGCGCAGTTTTGGATTTATTAAGTGTTGCGATCATAGTGTTCTCTTTTATTTGATGAATTTTAATTACATAAAGGTATTCAAGTTTATTTCGGATTATGGATTTTGGATGTAAGAACTTCCTAAAATTAGCGTCTAATACGCCTTGTATCTATCTTCATCCAATACTGGCCAATGATTTGGATATTTTCACTTTCAATTCTATCTGGTGAATAATATTCATCTGGGTATCTGTTTTTATCTGGATTAGCAGAAACAGCTTTAAAACCTCCTACACCTTGTTCGTTCCAAGTGGATAAATACTTGATTTTAGTATCATCAGCAACTTGAAATGCGTAAATTTCACCATCAAATATTTTTTTCGCTGAAGTATCAATTGATACAGGCTGACCATCCCAAAGAACTGGTTGCATACTCTCACCTCGGACATGGATAATTTTTGCTTCATTAGAGTGTACGTTGCATTTATTCACTAAGGCTGTTTCAAAAAGCATTTTTTTAGGACTTGGATGGTCGATATTCAAGTAACCATTACCTGCACTAACGTATACGTCATCATAATAATCAATAGCTACATATCCCTCTGGTATAGGGTCGCCAGGACTATAAACATCAATTTCAATGTTTGTCATAGAGCCATTACTTGTTTCAGATGGACCAACTCCATCTAACAACCATTGAGGTGTAGTTTTTAAAGCTGCACACACAGCACCTATATGTTTCGCACTAGGTTTATTCGTTCCAGTAACCCAGCCATGAACTGTAGCGCGTCCAGCTCCAGTACTTCTAATTAGGTCAGCTTGAGACAACCCTAGTTCGCTCATTCTTAAATTTATGCGATCAGATGTGTCCATAAAATATTCCTCTTAATCTGTTCGGAATTGTGAACGAATTTATTGACGGCTAAACGAATATATGTTTCACTTAACCGAACATAATTAATTCGGTTAAAAGAACATGAATGTTGCACAGTTACGAGTTTTTTATGGAGTGAAAAATAACACTCTATTGGCAAAAAAAATTAAGCGAGGGAGAACAACCATCTGGGAGTGGGAAAAGTTTGGTATTCCACCAAGAACTCAGGCGCTCTTTGAGGTTAATTCTGATGGCCAGCTCAAAGCTGACCGTGTGTCGCTTTCAGCCACAAATCAATAACGATTGAATTATCAATAATTCAATCAATGAAATAAACGTGAATAAATACAAAGGATTCACATATGGAAATCAATTTAAGCCGAGAAGCTCAAAACGCTATTTGGCAAATGATAAGTAAAACACCTGGTTTTACTCCTAAAGACATTGCCCAAGTAATAGGGGATTCGCATAACACAGTTTGCAATTAC